TGCTTTAGTATCCCACGTTTGAAATGGCATAATGATTTACCTCCGTTATAAATTGATCTATCAGCTAATCTTGGCTTACATCAAAATCACCCACAGGGAATTTAAAAATTTCCTCGGCATTAACTACTACGCTTCCAACCAAAGCGCCATGGAAGAGCATATTGCCCGCAGTAGAAGCGTCCATACATGCGCCATGAGTAACCGTACCCCATCCTGCAGGTGTAGCAGCGGGGAAACTAACATCTGCGCTGTTTGACGTAGCTCCACCGGATGCAGCGGAGAATGTTACAGCCGTTCTAACATAAGCGTTGCCTGAGACCTCAGTACCGCCGCCAGCGTCCGTTGTAGCGGTTGTGAAAAGGGCAGCGTAAACAGTTGCGGCTGGAGTATAGGAAGCAACCCCGAGACTATGATCCAAGAGTTTATTTGCTAGGTAAGTAGCGATCTTATTTGCAGGGAAGGTAATATCAACTTCACCTATGGCGAATTCAATCTGCTTGCCTACACCTACTGTTCTAGCTGTACTTAGAGGCCCCCACCATAAGAGATTGCCAGCAGTAGGGGCGTCAAAGATGCCATTTGCGACAATTGGTCCCCATGTAGCAGGCGTGGCTACAGGGAAAGTAACTTTAACTGAATTAGCCGCCGCTCTGCTTGCAGCCGCTCCAAATGTTATTGCTTGCCGTCCGTAACCATTGCCGATTACTTCTGTGCCTCCCCCTGTATCATCAGGGGTAACGGTGTATAATCCCATGTAGACCGTAGGCATAGTCCAAGCTACGTTCCTCAAGGCGAGGTCAATCATCTTATTTTCTGCATAATTGCTTATACCAGCCATTTCTTAACCCTCCGTTGCGGTGATTCTTCCAAAATTTTCTGCTATAAATAACGCTTGTGTTACTAAATTTTCTAATTCTTTATCATTTAAATCGGGATAAAGAGATGCTAAACTCTCAAATACCTCTTCGAATGAAGTGCTTTTCTTGATAAGGGTTATAACAGGCTTTAGTAACTTCTCTGCTATTTTCTGATTGCGGACTTTATTATCGCTAAGATATGAGCCTAGATCGTCTATTGCATCCTGACCTTGTTTACCTGCACGCTCGGATTCTATATAAGAAGACGGGTGACTGAAGATGGGAGACGGGAGCTGAGGCTCTTTAACTTCAAAATCCTCTTCCTCAAGGGCATAATTCTTTCTGAAATATTCTTTAGAGAACCTCACTCCGGTTTGTGTAAGTATCTGATCCCGCTCCGCAAGGGCCTTATCCACATCCTCTTCCTCATACATGGAGAAGGTAGGATAATTGTCTGTAGTTCCGAAGTTGATTTGATATATTAATTTAATCAGGTCATTCAAAGTTTGTTCTACTATCTTCTTATCAGCCATTACTATTTCGTGTTTAACTTCCATATGGGTCTGCGATGCTGAATATGAGCCGGTATCGGTTAGCTCGGTGGTAAGGGTCTGCCCCACAACTGCTTTAGAAATTTCAGAGTTAGAAAAGGTGAGTAATCTCTCGAATATATCGGCTGACGACCCCTTCCCGCTTGATTCGAGTATATCCACGCTGGATTGTTCTGAGATTACAGCGATAGCATCTCTTACCATTTTATCAAGCATATCAAGAAGAGAATCTCTCTCTTGTTCGCTGTATCCTACTGGCAATTTGCCTACTAAGAAAGGCATCCCATATTTCTCGGTGAACACGACCCAGAATTTCATGCCACCGCGCTTGAAGGTAACAGGCCAGAAACATTTAGATAGGACAGATTCACCATAAGGATTATCGTAAGAACTGTTATGAGTGGCAACCAGGAATTTATTCTTAGGCACTGGCTCGCCTGTCCATTTCTGTATAGTGCGGAACTGGAGCTCATTATTGACCCCGAAGTTAAACCATTCGGGTGGCTTCCCTACTAAATCTTTAGGTAAGACGTTCCCATTCATTCTCTCCCACATAATTTCTAAAGGACTGTAGCCAAATAGAGGAGCGATCAATATTCCTCTAATAATCCTATTGAGGTCGAGGTTCTTAAATACTTCCTCAATCAGCTTAGCCTGTCTTGATTTAGCCTTGCCTCTATCTATTGCCCATTCTAGGGATAGCACACCTGCCTTTCTACTTTCTACCGTAGCAGACACATGAGCATCCCCTAGAAGGTCCCGATAGACTGTTATATCCTTGCCTAGTTTTTTTAGTATAGGATCTGGGTTCGGAAGGTAGAGACTAAAGGCTCCCATAAAATCTATACTTCGTTCTCTAGTAGCAATCATCTGAGAGAGGGATTTCTTAGAGTTAGACTCCTGGTAAGATATATATTCAGTAGGGGAGATCCAGATTATTTTTTGAGTCATTATTTCCTCTTATGAGTCCAATCAATCTCATTCATGGGGTATTTTCTCCCACCATTAATTTTAGTTTCAAGCCATTTGAGTAATAGATGCCTTCCTAACCCTCCCATACCTAATACCAAAGCGCCTAAGGCATAAACTATATACTCAACCCTTATAAGCCTTTTTTGAAAATCCCCAACTAAAGCATTTGTATCCTCTGTCAAACATAGCATCTTCATAACTGGGTCTTTATCATATTTCCAACACTCCGCCGCTCTAACATAACCTAGCCACAGGACAAATATAATCCCAAGACAAACTAAAATTTTAAGTATCATTTCTTTTCCTGTAATAGCTCTGTGCAATCTGAATCTAAAAAAATCGGCTCTCGCACTCCTACCTTAATAGCAATCATCATTTGATTTAATTGAAGCTGACAAATTCTTTGCCTGTTCTCTACTCCATACGATTCACGAGTAATTAAATCTGCCTCAAATTTAGTGATGGATTCTCTAGTGATTCTATAATGGTCTTGTATATCTTTGCTTGAGACATAGGGCATGTAATTATCTATAAACATTGCTAAGGCTATGAACCCTAAAACTAAAATTACGAAACCTATATAATATTCAATGCGTGTAATCATCTACCAGTATCCCCTCAGCATATCGTACGATTCTCTAGGGCGGGAGGATTGCATTTGCGGCTCATTTGAAATGCTGTGACTCAATACTTCAAACGCTCCGCTTACGGCATCAACTTGATCGTCATGGGAGCCTTGCGGGAATAATTCTATTTCATCAAGTAAATCTTTATTCCAATGCCCAGATAATAATTTCACGTTGCCAGCTTCGGCTTGTGAACTAACTGGATTAGCTCTTATCTCTTTCGATCCTGTAGTTCGTAATCCTCTGAATGAAAAACCCTGTAGAATATTGCGAGTATAATGATCAATCGTATTTATACCGCTTGACCCTGGCTCTTGTTCCATCCAAATCTGAACAGCTTTCCCATCAAGTATCGCGGTCTGCTGAATTAACTTTTCAACCTCTAATGGCGTGCCTCTCATACGTCTTATATCCATAACATGATAAATTTTATCTCGTGATAACCCTACCTTTCCACCCACTGTCCAATCAGGGTCATTGTTTTCTTTAGGTTCAGTTGCAGCTAAATCCCAATAACGAACTGTGTTGAATCTTCCCTCTACGTTATCAACGATTTGAAACCAGTGGCGTTTAAATTTTCTACCCTCCGGTTTAATAGTCCAATCCCCTCGTAACAATCTTTCTCGTGTAATAGGATCTAGGTTCATTAAAGATTTGATATATTCTTCTTGGTCTATATGGGGATTATCTCCTAGTGTTGCAGGAAGAAAAGGTCTATTGGGATGTCCAGGTTCTATATAGCGTCTTTTGACCCATTCATAACCATCGCCATCAGGGTTAGAACCTGCTCGCATGCGTAAGGGAATATCTACACCCTCTAAACGTCTTAGCCTTGAAAACAAATATGTAAATTGCGATTCGGTGAAGGATGTAAGCTCATCAAAGGCGATATATTGAAATTCCGCTGTCTTATATCGGTACTTATCTTTTTCAGTTTCTAAATACCCGAATGTAAGTGTGGCTCCGGTTGGAAATGTCCAAGTCTTTTTGATTCCGTTCCATATAGCTTGAGTACCACCTAACCATTCCTCCGATCTACTCATAGAGGCTTTAGGTAAAGATAAATCCGAATAGGAACGCATAAGGACAAGTGCTGCATAGCCAGGGATGTCTACATACTGGAGAGCACCCATAAGTAAAGCCTCAGTCTTACCAGGCCCTGCAGCACCACCATAGAAAGCCTCTAGATGTGGCAATGATAAGAAAGCCAGTTGCTTAGGAGTAGGATCATGTGGAATAAAATTACTCCACTTAATTCCCAAGCGTGGCTTCTTCTCGTTTGATAATCCCAGCGTCGGCCAGGATGCTAATGACTTCGCTAAGTCGTTCATTTTCTATAAGCTCGAATTGTATAGAGATTTTTTTATGCTCATCTACCTGTACTTGTAAAGGAGCTTTATAAACTACACCTAAATCTTGCAAGGCATCTTTAAGGCGATGCTCTGCATCGAGGTATAACCGGAAATCATCTTTCTCTCTTGCACGTGATTTGACATATTGAGTAGTAACTATTAAATGCCATGCTATTTTATAGGCATCAATCCCTTTATAACTAAGCTCTAATGCATGACGTGCTTCCAAGGCTTTAATGCGAGACCAGACTGTCATTCGAGTAATTTTTAAATAATCTGCTATCTCAGTTTGATTTAATCCTTGTGTTGTATATAAATATTCTATGCAAGTATCTCGTTCGAGTTTGGTTAAAGTTTCATGATTAAAGGTTTTATTTTTAATAGACAAACAAATATCCATCGGTCTTCTTTGTATGGTTTTCTTATGCAATTTAATTACTTTAGCCATCTATTTTTATCGCTTCCTTGCCTGTCAGATTCTTATATCGTTCTATAATTACATCGCAATAATAAGGCTCTATTTCCATCATGTAGCACATGCGATTAAGTTTTTCACAAGCAATTAGGGTGGTGCCTGAGCCGCCAAAAGGATCATATATATCTCCTATTGTATGCCCAATTAAATTAGCAATTATCCATAAAGGTTTTAAAGTAGGATGTTTTTGTGTGAACGTTGTCCCATGCTCATGTCCACGAGCATCCCCGAATTCATGAATATACGTATCACTTACAAATTCACTATAATCTGCCCATTGAGGATTACCAATCATAGAAACAAGTATGATTTCACCTTGCATATACCAACCATGCCAAGGATAAGCCCTCGTGCCCGCACAAGGGCTGAATGGTTCCACCCACCACAAAGCTCTACCAAATTTATGTTGGTTGTGTTCAATTGCCTTTAACCAATCTATAAATAATCGAGGTGATTGGAAAGCGATAATTATTCCATTTTTACAAGGTATGTTTTGAAGAGTATGATTAAATAAATCAAATAAACCTTCAGGATCATCATTAGGGATTCCTTCTCGGTTAATGCCATAAGGAGGGGCGGTTACAATTGCATTTGCTATATTCCCATCCATCAGCCTTTCCACATCCTCTTTCTTTGTCGCATCTCCGCACAGCAATCTGTGCCTGCCTAGCTGATATAACTCCCCTGTTTTTACTTTCGCTTCTTTAGGCTCCGGCATTTCATCAAGAGCAGGGTCGTTTAAATCGTCTCTCATATATCCCGCCTCGAATCTCTCCAGCTTAAAATCAGGCAGGTCAATTTCTAGTTTTAATTCATCAAATGATAGTTTTTGGGTATGGATAAACTCATATAAGCCCTCATCTGTAATACGTGCATAAATGCTTGAATAAATTAATACGAGCTTACTGGCCTCTTTCTTATTTTTACATTCTATAAAATCAGTGGGCATTAGCTTAGGTACTTGATAGCCTTCCTTTTCTAATTCCTTGAGGATATGACAACGATGGAAGCCGTCTAAGCAATAGAGAGAGCCATTCTTCTGCCATACCTTAAAAGATTCGACAAAATTATTATCTATAATGGATTTACGGAGTTTTTGATAAGATTCCTTAGATAAATCTTTAAAATTCTTTGGTTGTAGAAATTCAAAATTTCTCCAATTAACCTTTCCCGTCTTAACGATCCTATTCTCAATCTGCTTATCCATACTTCCCTTATTATCCTAAAATTCCTACACTAATTTCTAGTGAACCGTTCACTGAACCGTTCCCTGAATGATTCACTAGACATGATTTAATCCTTTCTTGTAAAATCCCTTCTCATGTGGATCGAAGTATTTCGCACCGGAACTTGGACAGATTCTTCAGGTAAAGAAAAAACATGGACTGAGGAAGACCTCGATACTATTATTTCAAAATACGATCCTGCTAATCACGAAGCCCCTATTGTAATAGGACATCCCAAGGATAACGCTCCCGCTTACGGTTGGGTGGAATCACTCAAGCGTGACGGTGCTATTCTTTCAGCGAAAATAAAACCTACTGTGAATGAGTTTGTAGACTGGGTTAAGCAGGGACTATATAAAAAGATTTCAATTAGTTTGTATGGAGATAATACATTAAGGCACGTGGGATTCTTAGGTGGCGTTGCTCCCGCAGTAAAGGGTCTTTCAATACCCGAATTTTCTAATAATGAGTTTTCTACTTATGAGCTTACCTCTCAGAATAAAGAAGAGAAGAAAGAAATAATTGAGAAAAAAGAAATTAAGGAGGGCTTTATCATGGATGAAAAAACATTTAAGGAGCTAGAAGCTAAGGTCATAGCTCTTACTACATCCTTAGAGGAAACAAAAAAGGCGGAAACCGCTAAGGGTGAGGAGCTTGAAACTCTGAGAAAGAAACTCGATGAGACCAATACGAAGTTGAGAAGGTCGGATTATGAGGCTTTCTGTGAACAGCTTATCGGTGAGGGCAAACTTCTACCCGCTGAGAAACAGTCAACTCTGGACTTTATGGAGATCATGTATAAACAGGGCGAGCATGAATTCTCAGAGGGTGGCAAGAAGTCAAGCCTCGAAACTTATAAGGAATCACTGAAGAAACGTCCTAAGCTAATTGAATTTGATGAAGTAGCCACTAAGAACAAGGCTAAAGCAAATGGAGATACAGACGAAAAGGTCAAGAAGTTAGTGTCTGATTATATGACCATTCATAAAGACGTAACTGAATATGAGGCAATGAGGGCGGTATGTAGAGAACATCCTGAATTCAGGGAGGTAACTTAATCATGATGGGACAAACATCAGGAATGGAAAAATCAGTCAAATCCACGGCTGCGATTGCCACAGCGTATTTGATTGCAAAGTTTGGGGCAGATGATGACACAATGTCACAGGCAGCGGCAGCTACGGATGGTATAGTAGGAATCTTTCAGCACATAACGGCAGCAGCAGGGGATGAGATCAGGGTTATGATGGAGGGGATCTCACGCTGTGTGCTTGGAGGCACGGTAACACGAGGCGGCGCTGTCACCTCGGATGCAAACGGTAAAGGAGTTGCAGCTTCGCTCGGTCAGAACTATATAGGGTTCGCTCTTGCTTCAGGTGTTAATGGCGATATAATCCCTGTTTTCTTATCCCCAGGAATCATGGTTCCTAGCGCCGGAGTGGATGGTATTTCTAGCATGCTAGTTGCTAGAGCGGATTATGATTTCGCTGTGCATGGGGGAGTAGTAGGAGACATCCTCTTAGGGGTTACAATTCCCAATAAAGCGGTCATTCTCGCAGGCTTTGGTGATATTGTTACAGCTTTTACTTCAACTGCTGGCACTGGAACTATCGCTTTAAAATTACAAAGCGCTGGTGATCTACTTGCTGCTGTTGACGCTGATACATTGTCGGGGCGAGTTATTTTGATACCTGACTTTGCTACTGTAGGAGATTCAATCAAGCTAACCGCTGCAAGAGAATTAACCATTACTGTAGCGACGAATGCAATACTGTCGGGTAAGGCAGTATTTTTTGTGATGTATGTAATCTCAGATTAGTAAGATCCTGAAATAAGTTCAGGATAAATGAAAATAATTAGGGAGGGTTGAAACAATGCCAGAACCAAAAAGTTTACACATAGATGCGATTCTAACAAATCTATCAGTCATATATCGCAATGAGGCTATGATCTGGCCTGTTTGCATGCCTGTTATCAAGGTAGGCAAGCGGTCAGATAAATTTTTCAAATATACGAAAGAGGATAGCTTCAGGCTTTATGACGATAAGATTGGGCCTAAGAGTATGCCTAACGAAGTTGACTGGAGTGTAACGACTGATAATTATTCGGTTGACGATCATGCCTTTGCTGACTGGCTTCCGCAGGAGACGATAGAGAATGCTGATAATCCCCTCAATCCTGAGATGGATACAAACGATTTCCTCAATATGCTGATGGATATTGCTCAGGAAAAGCGAGTAGCCGATTTAGTTTTTGCAGCAGCTACTTATCCAACAGCAAATAAAGTTGCTCTTACAGGGAATGACCAATGGGGCGGATCTACTGATGATCCATTAGATGATTTAATGACGGCATTAGAAACCCCTCTTATCCGTCCAAATACAATTATCTTCGGTCAACAGCCCTGGAAGGTTTTTCGCAGACTACCAGAGGTTCTGGATGCTGTGAAAGGCTCGACAAGGTTTCAATCAACACCAGGTGGGTTCGCAACTCTACCTGAAATGAGAGAGCTTCTTGAGGTTCCTAATAT